GCATGGCAAGATATTTTTTTCAATATCTGATAGCGCTGATTCGTGTTTTTCTTGCCAGTTTTTATTGCCTGTTTTTTTGCAGTTTTCAATCGCGTTTAAAAGCCCTGCAATTTTCTTGTATGTTTTCATTTTTTGACTCCTTATTGTTTATTGGTGTATTTGTACATTCTGGATTGCTTGTCTATCGGAATCCAGTATCCACCTATAGGCGTTTTAAAATGGTGCATATCTTCCGCGGAAAAAATTGTCGCATCCTGTAATGTGCTAGTAAAACCGCATTCGTTAGACCATACAAGCGCGCCGGTTATATTGGTTATGTAGTATTTTTTCATTTTTTGACTCCCTTGTTTAAGATTGAAACATTGCTTTGCAAATAAATGATCTTTCCTTGTCGTCAATGGCCGTTATTATTGAGTCAATCCAATGCGGCGCGTTCTCACCGATTAAACGCCTCCCTTCTTTCGTGCGATTCCTTGTTACGATCAAAGAACCGTCTTTCATTGCACATGCTGTATAGTGACTCCCTTTGTAGATTATTTCACTTTTCATTTTTTGACTCCTTCTTTTGGGTAAATAATTGCACAAAAAAGTCTATGTCTTTCATCCGCATTCGCGCAATAAGCATGATTATATAATTCCGCTTCGTGTGTGGTGAAAACATGCCCATTAAATGCGCGATAACCTGATTCAATTTTCATTTTTTGTTCCTTCACTTGTTAAAAAGATTGAATGATGATTCCGCCGTCAAACTGAATCACTTGCGTGGTTTCTTCCAGCCATTGAATCAGCGCCGACTCAAATCCCTCTGAATCGTCATAGTCTTTTCTTTTGGGCGCTTCATCGTATTCATCGGCTAGCGATTCATATTCTGAATCTTGGTACTCGGCAAATTCACAACAAAATGCTATCGGATCATATTCTAACGGCGAGTCTGTATCTTCTGCCATTTGTTCGAGATACTCCATTAGCGCCTTTGCGCCGTCATAGCTGAAATTATCACGATCCATTTTTTTTAGATCATGGTATAAATCACCAGATTGTTTTTTCTCATATATGTAAGACATTTCTCGACTCCTCTTTTTACTCGGTTGCTACATGAACGACGACTTGCCCGTTTTTTTCTGCTAGTGCTACATGCACCATATGAGCCATAGACTTTTTTGGTTTAAAATGTTCTATGGCTTTTTTTTTCGCGTCATATAAAGAATCGGCGTAAAGCTCATGCCGTTCTGTTTTATAAAATGCGATATATCCTAACTTATCTTTAGTTTCCATTTTTTCGACTCCTCTTTTTGGTTGATACAATCGGAATCCGTGTTTGCGGATTCCTGTTTTATCAACTATTGTTCTGTTTCGGGCAAGCAATCGAAAACAATGCTGGCCAGTGATTCACGCTGCGATTCTGTTAGTCTGTCCCAGGTTATACTTTCCATTTTAGACTCCTTGGTTAGTTGTTGATCTCATATCTTTATAATGACACGAATCGGTCGATAGCGTCAAGCATTTATATACTGGTTTGCTGATTTTATTGTGTTATTTAGGTTGTATCTGGTATGCTGTTAATGCATAGCTCTTGGCATAGGTATTGCATACGGAATCCAGGACTATATTAAACATAATCATCGCCAGTCTGCATTATATTACACTATGTCAATCTAAAACTCTTGGTATAATCTCAATTTATACTCTTTCCAATTGAAAAACAGGGCTAAGTCATTGATTTAATTTAATACTGTAATTTACACAATATCCATTCTCACATTTACATTGTATATTATGTTTATTAACTGGCAATCAGATGAATTCGGTATTGTTATTATGAAATGTTAACCAATATATGAAAAAAGCCCAAAAACTTTTCATAAAATTGTGGCCGGATCGTCCCCAATTTGAGTATTTTTTGATTCATCGGTATTTACATATATCACAATGAAAATTCTTGACTTCTCTCTCCATCTCACTACAATGCTGGATATGACTGGATACAATAAATCGACAAACAAGAAGGACGTTACCGGATACGCCGTAGATCTGGTGAAGTTCTGGGGCAAGGTAGAAAAAACCGATAACTGCTGGAACTGGACTGGTGCAAAGAATACATCTGGCTATGGGCTTGTGAGTGTCAGGACTCCGCCTGATGATTATGAACGAACTGGCAGGACATACACACAGGTACTAGCTCACAGGGTTTCCGCGTCACTGGTGAATGAATTGGCGGTTGATAAGTACGTCATGCATATCTGTGATAACAGGTTGTGTGTGAGGCCGGATCATTTACAGGTTGGCACGCAGTTAGAGAATGTTCTGGATATGATAGAAAAGGGGAGGGCTAATTTTGGAGGAACCGGAGATAGGATTTCAAGGATTTTAGGGATATAAATCTTCCCCCACCATAGGATTTCAAAAACATTTGCCTCTCCTATCCTATATTTTTTTCTTGACGCAGCCGTAAATAAGATATATACAGTAAAGACACTCAGGGATGGGTGATTCTCGATAGCAATAGAAAAAATAAGGTACATTATGCTGGACTATAAGAGATGCGCGGACGGTTCTTATAATTTTGTTTGCCCTTCTGTAATAGAGTGCAGATGGGTTAGGGATGAGCTATTTCAGGAAGCTGATGGAGATATTTTTTTACCATTGCCTATTGAGTGGAAGGTTGAGGATTTAGCTATTGCTATTGGTTTCATGCCATCTAAGGGTCAAGCGAGGAAAAATGGTTTTTGCGGTGAAATTCCTGATGGGTTTAATGACTATATGTGGGGAAAGAACAGGCTGCGTATTTACACATACAGGCCGCCGTTAAAAATTATGTCGTTGGTTAATCGTGTTAAGATAACGTCAAGGAAATAAAGGTGAGTGATGGGATATTTCGGTACATGTTCATGTTGTGGTGTTGCGAACGACTGCCGTTATAAATATGGCAGGATGTTTTGCGAGGATTGCCTGATTGAGTGGGAGATGGAATTTTGCGAGGAGGTGGCGTGATGGATTTTGAAAACAAACCGTCTGATGAGTCTGCTGCTGTTAGAAAAAGCATCAGTTACGATCAGGACGAGATACTGCGCTCAATACTTGAGCTTCATTGCCCTGATGGATTTGAGTGTGATCTGACGTATGGCAATGGTGCGTTTTATAAAAATATTACGAAGCCAAAGCATAAATATGATTTGCGTGTTTTGGCCGATGATGTGATCGAATCATGCTCAACAAAAATTCCTCATGCAGATTGTTCTCTGCATAGCATTGTTTTCGATCCGCCATTTTTGACTTACATCAAGGATGGGAATGACAGTATAATGGCCCGTAGGTTTTCTGGATATTGGACATACGATCAGCTATCAGATCACTATAGAAAGACGATAATTGAGGCTGGAAGGGTTCTCAAGCGTAGCGGTGTATTTGTATTTAAGTGTCAGGACATCATTCATAACCACAAAATGTATTGCACTCATAACAATGTCATAAATTGGTGTGGCGATACAGGATTCAGGTTGCTTGATCTTTATGTTCTTTTGGCCAAGAGCCGTATGCCAGTCAATAAGCGAGGGAAGCAGAAACATGCTAGAGTTTATCACTCATATTTCTTGGTGTTCTTAAAAACGGCTTGACATCTTTGTAAACAATTTATATACTGCTCTGACGATGGCAACCGATGGAGTCTGTGATGAAATTAGAATATGAAATCCGCGAACTTGGCGATGGATGGATGCCGGAAGATAAATACCAGACTGTAAAGTTTCAGGATGATAGGTGTACTGGTTGGTGCAATCATCCTTCATTGGAGAGGGCTGAGATATCGGCGATATGGCTGGATGCTCGTGGGTATAAGAGGAGGGTTTTTGGTGATGACGAGGGGTGATGTTTACTGCGAACTATGTATTTATGACAAAAGAAGCCCCTATCATTATGCTTGTGATGATTCGGTTGAGCCAAGAGGCGCTTGTTGTTGCGACAAGTGCTACTACGGTAAGGACAAGCTGGCATTGGAGATACTCAGGCTAAAAGATTTGGTTGGTGAGGTATGATTGGTGTGACCACTATAAGATACTGGATTGACTGCGAGTGGGTAAAATTCTTGCGCGGTGCGGGAGTAAATGATAACAGGAGGGCGGAATGATAAGAATATATGATCTGGATAGTGGTGATACAATAGGGTACGAAAAATCGTTGTTTCCTGGTGGTGAGGTGCATGTAAGGGTTATTGATAGCGTTGCCAAGAAAAGGCTAATCATGTCCTGTGGACGATTAAAGGGCAGCGATGATGTGATGACGATGTTAATGTTAGCTGATGCCATTAAGAGGAGTGGCGGCATTATAAGCACGCTAAGTTTGCCGTACCTCCCATATGCCAGACAGGACAGGGTGTGCAACAGTGGTGAGGCTCTTTCTGTTAAGGTGATGACGGATTTGGTGAATGCGATTGGTGCTGAGAGGGTTAAGGTTTTCGATCCGCACTCTGATGTTGTCGGGGCGTTGGTAGAGAATCTTGATATTATTCACCAGCATGATCTTTTGGGTTTTTTTGATAAAGATATACTGGCCGGGCGTATTATCATCTGTCCTGATGCTGGTGCAGAGAAAAAGATATTGAAGCTAAAAATGCCGTACATTCTATGTACTAAGGAAAGAGATACTCAGACAGGTGATATAAAAAGAACGATTGTACACCATCACGGTTCGCTTGAAGGAAAGGATTGTATTATTATTGATGACATTTGCGATGGTGGTCGTACTTTTATAGAGATAGCGAAAGAACTTCGTAAGAAAAACGCCGGAAAGATTTATCTATATGTAACACACGGAATATTCTCAAATGGCTTCGGGGTTTTTCTTGGTCTTATAGATGAGATTTACTATTTTGATGAGGATATGGAGCCAACAACAAAGGAGATAACCGATGAAGATTAATCCGCTTACATGTATAGATTTCTACAAAGCAGACCACAGAAGGCAGTATCCTGCTGGAACAACCCTTGTTTATAGTAATTTCACGCCAAGAAGCAATCATTTGTCAAACCTGCCTGATAATAATGACAACATTGTATTTTTTGGGTTGCAGTATTTTATCAAGGATTTTTTGATTGAGAAATTCAATGATGGATTTTTTAATCGTGACAAGAAAGAAGTCGTTGCTGAATATAAGCGGCGAATGGATACATCTCTGGGGGCTGGAGCCATTCCTGTAGATCACATCGAGGCATTGCATGATCTAGGATACTTACCTCTTGAGATACGGGCTGCGCCTGAAGGATCAAGCGTTAGAGTTAAGGTTCCTTGTCTGACTATCAAGAATACTGTTCCTGAATTTTTCTGGCTTGTGAACTACATCGAATCCGTTTTGTCGGCATACATCTGGAAGCCATGCGTTTCAGCGACAACCGCAAGGTGGTATCGGAATTTATTTGATAGCTATGCGGATTCGACTGGTGCGCCGAAAGAGTTTGTGCCGTTTCAGGGACATGATTTTTCATTTCGCGGTATGAGTGGTGTTTATGATGCCGCGATTTCTGGTGCGGCTCATCTGACATCTTTTGTTGGTACTGATACTGTTCCGGCTATTGACTTGCTTGAGCAATATTATGTTAGCGATGCTGAGAAAGAACTTATAGGATGCTCAGTTCCGGCCACGGAACACAGCGTAATGTGTATGGGAACCAAAGAGAACGAGATAGACACATTCAGGCATCTCATTACAAAGTTATATCCAAGCGGAATTGTGTCTATTGTTTCAGATACATGGGATTTCTGGCGTGTAGTGACGGAATATCTACCTGAGTTGAAATCTGAGATTTTGTCTAGGTCTGGTAATCCGATTGCAAATAAAGTTGTTATTCGTCCTGATAGTGGCGACCCTGTAAAAATCATTGTCGGCGATCCCGATGCTGAGATTGACTCACCGCAACACAAGGGGGCGATAGAGTGTATGTGGGAAATATTCGGTGGAACAATTACCGATCTCGGATATAAAGTTTTAGATCAGCATATTGGGCTGATATACGGTGACTCCATAACGCCGCAGAGAGCTAAGGATATACTTGACGGTTTGAAAAACAAGGGTTTCGCATCGAGCAACGTAGTTTTGGGTATTGGATCATTTACGTACCAATACTGTACCAGAGATACATATGGCTTTGCTGTAAAGTCCACATATGGAGAGGTAAATGGGGAGCCAAGGTTGATTTATAAAGACCCGAAAACTGACAATGGTATGAAGAAATCGGCCAGAGGGCTACTGGTGGTTAGGGATGGAAATCTTCTTGATGAACAGATGAGTGATGATGGCGGCGATCTAGTGCCAGTTTTTAGGAATGGAAAGATTCTTAATGAGCAGAATCTTTCTGATATAAGAAGTCTTGTGTCTGAAAGGTAGCGCATGATGGACAAATACCGCTGTGACGAAACTATAGACATCGAGGGGCTTCTGATGAATAAAATCACGCACGTAAGCATAAATAACGATGGTAATACTGAGATCATGCAATTGATTCATGATTGCGCTTATACAGTTGTTGCGTTATCTGCAATGACAGGTATTGCAAAGTGGACTCTCTATAAATGGAAAAATGGACATGCGAAGCCAAGGAAATCATCAAATGAAGTAGTGGAGAAAATAATGGATCTTGTGAAAAGAGATAAGAAGATACCAAAACACACATCGTGGGGATATGCAACTGATGAGCAGATAGAGCAACTGAAAAAGTTGGGATCATCCGTGGAGCGTGATATAATACTGAAACAGATAGCAAAGCAGACGAAGTTGCGCGGAAAAATTAAGTGACGGATTAATGGCAGAGGCAGAGCAAAAAGTAGTCGATACCAAGGATATTATCGGCCCTGCGTTTCATAAGGTTCACGTTGGTATCAAGCGTAATTATTTCGATGAGGTCTGGCTCAAGGGTGGCCGTGGTAGCCTAAAAACATCTACGACTGCGATTGAGATAGTGTATGGGATTATACGCGATCCTGATGCTAATGCCTTGGTGCTGCGGAAAGTTGGCGATACTCTCAGGGGAAGCGTTCACCAGTCATTGCTATGGGCTATCAATAAGCTAGGATGGGATTCGTATTTTGACTATACGACATCTCCGGCGGAAATAACCTACAAGCTCACTGGACAGAAAATCATAATGAAGGGGGCTGATAAACCGGAAAAGCTGAAAGGCTTAAATCTGGCGAAGGGCTATTTCAAGTATGTGTGGTATGAGGAGGTCAGCGAGTTTGCGAACATGGCAGAGATACGGTCTATCAATCAGACTGTTTTGCGTGGCGGTGTACACCAGGTCAGGTTCTATACTTTTAACCCGCCGCCAGATGAGCATAATTGGGTTAATAAAGAAACGAATATCAAACTGCCAAGACGATTGATACATCACAGCGATTACAGGTCTGTTCCTCCTGAGTGGTTAGGTGAGCAGTTCCTGAAAGAAGCTGAGCATCTAAAAGAGCGCGACTATGACAGGTACAGGCATGAATACCTCGGTGAGGTAGTAGGGCGCTCTGACAAGCTGGTTTTGGCTGGCAAGTGGGAGGTCGGTGACAGGGATACATCAAAGATGGACGGCGCATATTATGGCGTTGACTTCGGATTTGCGAACGACCCTAACGTAGCATCAAAGCTATGGGTTGATTGGGATGCTAAGGAAATCTATGTCGAGTATGCGGAGTTCGGGTATGGAACGGAAACGGACAATCTTCCTGCATTTTTGAAGCGTGTGCCAGGAATACAGAACTCAACGATCAGGGCTGATAGTGCAAGACCGGAAACTATTTCATATCTAAGGAGGCATGGATATTCCCGCATCAAGAGTGTGAAGAAATGGAACGGATCTGTTGAGGAAGGCGTAAACTGGATGCGTGGGTTCAGGTGGATATTCAACCCGCGCTGTGAGAAGGCGATAGAGGAGGCTAAGAATTGGTCGTACAAGGTCAATAAAGCGGGTGACATTTTGGGCGATCTTCAGAGTGGGTGGGATCACTCAATGGATAGTTTCAGGTACGCATTGGCTCCTTTTATCAAGAAGCGCGATGCTGGTGAGGAAGCGATTATGCCATACACGACAGGAGGCGGTAATTCTGGACGCACTGGCCGTGGTTCGGTTGATGATTCTGGCGATGCTAGAGGTGAAGTAGCGTTCTAAGTCGCCTGTCCTGGGTCGATAAATATACAGGAGGTCTTTGATGTGTACTCAACGCCATAATTAGTTTCGAGATTTTGCAGCATGACTTCGCATTCACGCTTTGAATAAAACGGCATTTTAAAGACAGAGAACGTATGCTGACCAGTAGATAATTGAATAACAAATAGAAGAGCATACCACATATAGACATAGTATCATAAATATCTATAGCCTTATAGGGGAATCATAGCTCCAAGGTTTATCAATAAAAAATTCTAGCTCTATGCGCTCAACTTTGTCATCTGAATGCATTTCAACTGTGACATAATTCCATCCCGGCTCCTCAGAGTCCTCTCTGAAATATTTTTCACCACGATTGAGAACATCGTTATAATTTTCCCCATCGCAGATGACTTTGTTGTTGTAGCGCATTTCGTAAACCATAGGACACCCGTTGATTGTTTATGAATATTTTTGTTTAAATGATTCATCTGATGTGCATAACAAGATAATAATCTCTAAAATAGCGAGTATTGCTGGAATCCAAGTCCAGAAAAATAATGCATATAAAATTCCCCACAATGGCTGTCCAAGATAAAATTTATGAGCGCCAACACCACCTAGAAAAAATGCCCATGCTATTGCTGCTGTTCTTGATTTCATTACTTTAACTCCTTTGTTACTGTGAATGTTTACCACCAGTAAACTAAATTGTCAATCATAAAATTCACTTGCAGTAAACTTTTTAGTTTGCTATGGTTGCAGAATGAATGCTAGGGAATTGCGTAAAGAGTTGGGTTTAACACAAGAGCAGATGGCTCAAAAGCTGGAATGCTCCAAGGCTCAAATTTGTATGATTGAGAGTGGAAAGCGAAGCCCGTCTTTACGAATCCTTAAACTTTATGGCGTATTATCTTGCGGCAGGGTAACTCTTGATAGCTTTGGAGATCAAGGTAGGTCTGTGTAGCGTTATATAATTCCGTAGCTCAAGGGATAGAGCATCTGCCTTCTAAGCAGACGGTTGCAGGTTCAAGTCCTGCCGGAATTACCACGCTCATATATAACATAATATTTAAGGAGGATACGATGTTAAAGATTATCGCGTTTCTGGCAATGGTTTCTGCAAATAGCAGTTATGATACGTCATTTATAGACCGCAAGGAATTGATGTGTCTGTCAAAAGCCGTATATCACGAATCTCGCGGAGAGAGCATTGAGGGGCAAATGGCTGTCGCGCATGTAGTTTTAAATAGGGCGCGTGATAAGAGGTATCCTTGGGGTGTATGCAATGTTGTATATCAGCCGAATCAGTTCAGCGGCATAAAATATGCGAGGCCGGACTACAACAGTAACGCATGGGAGCGATCTATAGAGGTTGCGACATTTGCAATCTTAGATATTACTGATGATCCCACAAACGGCGCAACTCACTATTATGCTCACAAAAAAGTGAAGCCACGATGGAAAAACTCGCTGGATTTCGCAATCCGTATTGGCAATCATACATTTTTACGATAGACTACTGTAAATAATAGTCACCTCACGCAACTTTAAGCCCTGCCGCTTGTCGGTGGGGCTTTTTTTGTCTATCATGGTGTATAACAACAAGGATTGGATTTATTATGGCTAAGAAAAAGCTCCCAACCACGGAAACACAGCCCCCATCAACATACGGAAGCCAAGGAAAACAACCATATAGTCATAAAGATGGCGAATCGATTGCTGCTGGTGTCGATGGATATAAGTTTGCAAATGGATATGTAATTGATGACTGGTTGCCAGAGCTACAAGGGCCAAGGGCGCGTCAGAAGTATCGGGAGATGTCTGATTCTCCTACTGCTGGTGCATTGCTGGCCGCAGTTGAGATGCTTCTGCGCTCTGTCGAATTCAGGTTTAAGGCAGCAGAGGCAGACACTGATGGGTTTTATGTGGAGTTCGCAGAATCTCAAATTAAGGATTTGTCTGATAGCTTTGACAATATCCTGACTGAAATCCTGACGTTCCTACCGCATGGATTCTCTATCATGGAGATGGTTTTCAAGTATCGTGAAGATGGATTGATTACCACATCTAAAATTGCCCCACGATCTCAGGAAACGATATGGGAGTGGGATATTGATGAACATGGCGATGTCCGTGGGTTGTGGCAGTGGCCTCTGGTTGGTGGTCAGAAGATTTATATTCCCTCAAAGCAACTTCTTCACTTTAAGACCAGGATGGAGCGCGGGAATCCAGAAGGAAGGTCGATTTTTCGCAGTGCGTACAGTTCTTGGTATTATGAGAAAAACATCACGAACATTGAGGCGATTGCAATCGAACGTGAGATGAATGGTATTCCCGTTATCAAGATACCAGCGGCTGCGTTCAAGGATGCTGCTGTGTTGACAAAATATCAACAGATGGCTCGTGATATGAAGCTGAACGAACAGGGGGGCTGTGTCGTTCCATCCACACCGTATTTTGATACCGAGGGAAATCCGACCATGATGCCGCAGTATCAGGTCGAATTGATTTCCTCAAAGGGTACAAGAAATATCGACACTAACACGAT